AGGAGAAGATCCTTTTGATGTTACACCTAATTTTGTAATGACTAAGCCATTTGGTCCTCAAGAAATTATGTCAAGTTTAACAAATAAAACTCTTGCAAAACTTGGTTATGACTCGGAATATAATAAAATGTCTGATCCGGCTATGGCCGGTCTTTCTAGTTCAGTAGATGTTAGTAAATTTAAAACAGCCTACAAAGATGCCATGGCAGATAAAGAAATGGATTACAAAGAAACAAAACAGTTAATTGCTACTCTTAATGAATTAAGCAATAAAATTGGTACTGATGATACCGATAGTCGACTTTTAGTAGCAGAAATTGAAAAACTAATTAAGGCACAAGATGACCTTACCAATGAACTTAGAGCCGATAACGCATCATAACACTCCAAAACAATCATTCCGATTGACATCAAGAGATAAATATAGTATTATAACACATTAGAGATATTATATGAGTTGGAAAAAGTTTTTTAATCCGGTAGATAACGCAGGCTTGCCCTCAGGTGTTCGAGGCAATGACGGCCAAGCAGACATGTATGCAAGTCGATACAGCAGTTGGCTACCAGAAGTTTACAGCGGATCACCTGATAGGGTCATGCGATATTATCAGTATGATGCAATGGACAGGGATTTAGAAATCAACGCCGCATTAGATATTATAGCAGAATTTTGTACGCAAGAAGAAGATACAAAATTACCATTTAAAGTTGAATACAACGACACACCTAGTAATCCAGAAATCAAGGTTATACAACAAGGATTACAGAAATGGTGTAAACTAAACGAACTTCCCAGACGAATTTTTAAAATATTCCGTAGTACACTAAAGTACGGCGATCAATTGTTTATTAGAGATCCAGAGACCAAAAAACTATACTGGGTAGATCCGTATCAAGTAGAAAAGGTATTAGTAAACGAAAGTAATGGTAAAAAGATTGAACAATACTTTATTAAGAATTTAGATTTACATTTGAAAGATTTAGCGGCTACCAGTGTATCAGCAAACCAAGACAGACCATATGGTTCAGGTGCTATCATGAGTGATTACACAAATCCGCAATCCAGTTCAGGATTTAAAAGCAGTAGTTCAGGATATGGACCGGATGCCAATAATGCAATGCCTATAGATGCACAACATGTTTTACACATCAGCATGAGCGAAGGCATGGAAACAACATGGCCTTTTGGTAACAGCATATTAGATCCTATTTTCAAAGTTTACAAACAAAAAGAACTATTAGAAGATGCTATTATTATTTACAGAGTACACAGAGCACCAGAAAGACGTGTGTTCTTTATTGATGTAGGTAATATGCCACCGCACAAAGCACAACAATACTTAGAACGTGTTAGATATGAAGTACAACAAAAACGTATACCTAATAAAACAGGCAGTGGACAAAACATTGCAGACAGCAGTTACAATCCTATGAGTATGTTAGAAGACTACTTCTTTGCACAAACGGCAGATGGTAGAGGTTCAAAAGTTGACACACTACCCGGTGGTAGTAACTTAGGTGAGATTGATGACCTTAAGTTTTTCAATAACAAACTGATTAGAGGGTTGAGAATACCCAGCAGTTACTTGCCAACTGGACCAGACGATGGTTCAGCACCTTACAATGACGGTAAGGTTGGCGTTGCATACATACAGGAATATAGATTTGCTAAGTATTGTGAAAGACTGCAAAGGCAAATTATTAAAAGCATGAATGAAGAATTTAAAATTTATTTAAAAGCAAGTGGCATAGAAGTAGACAGCAGTTTATTTGATATATCATTTGGCGAACCGCAAAACTTTAGTTCTTACAGAGAATTAGAATTAGATCAAGCAAGAACACAACTGTTTGGTACACTAGAAGGCATTCCTTACTTGTCAACTCAGTTCAAACTTGCTAAGTACTTAGGTCTAAGCGAAGACGAAATAAGAAAGAACGAATTAATGTGGGCAGAAGAAAATGCATTTGATGTTGATGCTATGGACGACACAACATCAGCAGACTTACGACAAGTAGGTGTAAGACCGCAACCAGGTGGCGATGTTAGTACAGCACCAATAGATATGGGACCAGTAGATACTCCTGATGCATCAATAGATGCTTTAGGCGAACTTGGTGACGAAGGCGGAAACTTAGGAATATAATATGAAACTAAACGAATTTTACGAGCCAGCAAAAGACACTATCAATCAAAGGCACAAAACTGACACTAGAAAAAAGATGTTGAGTCTAGAAGAGTTAGGCAAACTGAGAAAGATCAGAGAACTCAAAAAAGCAGAAGCAGAAAGTCATAAAAAACTTGCTTCAGTGATGTATGCCAAACCAACTGACGGTGGCGGAGCAGGCGGCTTACTATAATTAAATGAAGACCCTTGTTGTTTGCGGTTGCAGTTGGAGTTGCCGCGATCCACTATATCCCAATTTTGAATACGGATACCTAGTAGCAAAAGATCTAGGCTACAATTATATCAATTTAGCACGATGCGGTATGAGTAACTTTGGCATACGCACACAAATAGACTATGCACTAGAGCACTTACAACCAGATTTAATAATCATTAATGCAACTGGTGTAAACAGATTTGAAATTCTCAAAGACTTAGATAACACATATGATCACAACAAAGCATATGATCAAATTTGCTTTGGCGATTTTGATTGGGATCACTTTGATCACGAACATCATATAAACCATGGCAAAACATATGATCCGCAAATTTGGTGCGACAGCATTTACACAGTTATCAGTCAAGAAGCAAGGCGTTATCATCACATAGACGAAGACAGAGTAAATGCACTAAAAGACTATGCATACTATGTGTTTGATGAAAACATAAAAGCACACAATGATTACTATGTGTTACAAAGCGGTTTACTGAGTATATTAAATCATAATGTGCCGTTTTTATTCTCCCCTAATACCTTTGAATTCAGTGAATTTGATAAAACGGGTTTGATAGAGGACCATCACCAAATAGGCAGTTTTAATTGGGACTTCGTTCCTGATAAATACTTGTTACAAAATGGTGCAGGATATTATGCTCAGCATAATCCAAAGCACTTAGATGAACAAGGAAACGAAACTACACATTACCCAGTAAGTAATCATAACTCACCATACGCACACAGAATGTATGCAGATCACATCTTAGAGGCAGTCAATAGCAGGTCTTTATAACTTGTTATAACTAAAATACCTCAAAAAAACACCGTTTTTTACATAAAACAGTACATTACTATTAAATACAATTACGATATATCAGGCAATGCCTGAGTTTAAAGGAGAAATTACGATGTCAGATAAAAGTGTTTTAGAACAAGTACTGGAACATCTTTTAGCAGAGGACGATGCTCAAGCCAAAGACTTGTTACATAGTTTTATGGTTGAGAAGTCCAGAGAGATTTATGAAGATCTCTTAGATAAAGATGCTCTAGAAGAGGCACTCGACAACGAAGTTGTTGAGGAAGAATCTGAAGAATCCGAAGAAGACACAGTCGAAGAGGCTGAAGAATCCGAAGAAGAGGCTGTTGAAGAAACAGTAGCAGGTTCACCAAGTGAAGACTTCTACGATGAAGTAGAAGCAGACGTTATGGCTGATGAATCAGGTGTTAACGAAGATGACGACGAAATTGAAGACGAAATTGAACCAGAAATGGATATGGAAATTGATGGTGAAGAAGAGTCTGAAGAAGAAGTCGAAGACAGAGTTGACGATTTAGAAGCACAATTAGACGAACTAAAAGCAGAATTCGAAAAGTTAATGTCAGATGAAGACGGCGAAGAAGCCGACGATGCTGAAGCAGATTTAGAAGATGAAATGGAAGTTGAATCTTTTGAAGAAGAAATTGACTTAGATGAAGAAGTTGACGAAGAATTAGAAGAAGCAACTAACTTCAGTAAAAATCAAACTGCAAAGAATGACTCAAGTTCAGACAATGATGCGTCACCAAAATTCCCAAAGAAAGAAAATTTCGGAACAGACGAAAAAGAACTTTTTGGTAAGGACGGCGCAGAAGGTAAGAAAGGTGATTCAGCCAAAAGTAATCCTACAACGGATAACATAGGCGAAAAACCAAAGGCTCATCCAGCAAGTAAAGTAACTGCTGATAAGTCTACGAGTCCTATTGCAGGAAAAGTTTAGTAATTAGGAATACATAATATGTCAAGACAGTTATTTGAATACTACAGTCCAGAAAAAGCAAATATTATAGTTGAATCATCTAATGATGGTAAAGACTTACATATGAGCGGACTGTTTATACAAGGCGAAGTTAAAAACCAGAATGGAAGAGTTTATCCACAAGAAGAGATACAGACGGCTGTAGAATCGATTGGTAAACGAATCCAAGTTGGCGAAACTGTACTTGGCGAATTAGATCATCCAGCAGAATTACAAATTAATTTAGATAGAGTAAGCCACATGATTACTGAGATGCGTGTAGATGGCGCAGATGGCTTTGGTAAACTTAAAATATTGGATACTCCAATGGGTAAGATAGCCGAAGCACTACTAAAAGGTGGCGCCAAATTAGGCGTTAGCAGTAGAGGAAGTGGTAATGTAAATGAAAGCGGTAGGGTAAGCGATTTTGATATAGTAACTGTTGACATCGTAGCACAACCAAGTGCCCCAGATGCCTACCCTAAAGCAATTTACGAAAGTTTATTTAATATGCGTGGCGGCGCTCAGATTTTTGAAGCCGCTCGTGAAATAACAAAAAGTGACAGAAACGCACAAAAACACCTTGCACGAATGATGGAAAATTTCATTCGTGAATTGGAACTCAAATAGGAGAAAGCACATGGCGGATAAATTCGTAGAACTTCTTGAAAATGGTGACTTGTCTGAAGAGACTAGAGTCAACATACAAGAAGCATGGGAAACACGCCTTGCTGAAGCAAGAGACGAAATTACTTCTGAGTTAAGAGAAGAATTTGCACAAAGATTCGAACATGACAAAAGTCAAGTTGTAGAAGCAATGGACAAATTCATCACTACAAACTTAGAAGAAGAATTAAAGGAACTTGCAGAAGATAAGAAGGCAACTATTGCTGAAAGAGTTAATTATAAAAGAGCAGTTGGTGAGCACACTAACGTTCTAAATAGATTCGTTTCAGAAACGTTAGCAAATGAAATCAAAGAATTAAAAGAAGATAGACACATGCAAGGTGAAAACTTTGCTAAACTAGAAAATTTTGTTCTTGAAGCAGTTGCTGATGAAATTCGTGAGTTCCACTCCGATAAGCGAGAACTAGCAGAGAAAAAAGTTCAGTTAGTTCGCGAAGGAAGAGAGCAACTTGCGGATGCTAAAAAACAATTTATTAGAAGAGCCGCAGAAAAAGTTGAACAAACTATTTCATCTTCATTAAAAAGTGAAGTATCACAATTTAAAGAAGATATTACTAAGGCTCGAGAAAATGAATTTGGCAGAAGAATATTTGAAGCAATGGCTGGTGAGTATGCTACTTCGTATTTAAATGAAAATACAGAAGTCAGAAAACTTAAATCTAAGATTACTGGATTAAAATCTAAAATCTCAGAAGCACAGGCTAAAGCAGAAAATAGTTCAGAGCAAAAGAAATTAGTTGAATCTAAATTACGAATAGCAGAAGATAGATACAACAGAAATAATGTTATTAGTGACTTAATTGCACCTTTAAGTAGTAGCAAAAAAGAATTAATGACAGAACTTCTAGAATCAGTAAAAACAGAGAAACTTGAAGAATCATTTAACAAGTACCTTCCAAGTGTTATGAACGAAGAAGGTTCTGTAAGAACTAAGAAAGAAGTTATAAATGAATCAGTGAAGACAGAACACACTGGTAATAGATCGTTGGACGGACAAACCGGCTCCACCAATGAAGTTGACGTAGTCGAACTTGACGAAATCAGAAAACTAGCCGGACTTAAATATTAGGAGATTATAATGGCAGAAGCATTATTTGAATCAAATTGGTCCGCAACCAAGGACGCTCTTCTTGAGGGTTTACAGGGATCTAAAAAGTCTACAATGGACGTAATTTTAGAAAACGCAAAAACTCAATTACAAGAATCAGCGACAGCAGGGTCAACAATGGCAGGAAACGTTGCATCACTTAACAAAGTTATGCTACCATTGATTAGAAGGGTTATGCCTTCTTTGATCGCCAACGAATTACTTGGTGTGCAACCAATGAGTGGACCAGTAGGACAAATCCACACATTAAGGGTAAGATACGCAGAGTCTAAAGACTCAGTAACAGCAGGACAAGAGGCTTTAAGTCCTTTCGCATTAGCAACAGCATATTCAGGAACACCTGATGCAACTGCGGCAAGTGAAGGAACAGCGGGTAGCAAAATGTCTATTCAAATCCTCAAGCAAACAGTCGAAGCAAAAACAAGACGTCTATCAGCAAGATGGACTTTTGAAAGTGCTCAAGACGCCAACGCAATGCACGGTGTAGATGTTGAAGCAGAAATTATGCAGGCATTAGCACAAGAAATTGCAGTTGAAATCGACCAAGAAATGTTAGCAAAGTTAAGAGCACTTGCTCCAACTGTTGACACTTTAGACTTCAACTCAGGAATCACAGGTACGCAAACATATATCGGTGAAAGACACGCAATCTTGGCAATTCTTATTAACAGAGTTGCAAACTTGATTGCCGCTAGAACAAGAAGAGGCGCAGGTAACTATGTTGTTGTAAGTCCACAGGCTTTAACAATATTACAATCAGCGACAACTTCAACATTTGTTAGAAGTACAGAAGGTCCTTTTGATGCTCCTACAAACTCTAAGTTTGTTGGTACATTAAACGGTACTGTTAAAGTATTTGTTGACAACTATGCGGCTGACGGAACAGCAGTACTAGTAGGATATAAAGGTTCATCAGAAACTGATGCTCCAGCATTCTACTGTCCTTACATTCCATTAATGAGCACAGGTCCAGTTATGGATCCAGCAACTTTTGAACCAGTAGTGTCATTTATGACAAGATACGGTTACTTAGAACTTACTAACACAGCAAGTTCATTGGGTAATGCGGCTGACTACTTAGGTGAAATTGGACTTTCAAACGTCTCATTCAAGTAAGTATTAGTTTTACTTAAACAATTAAGCACCTTCTTCGGAAGGTGCTTTTTTTTGTACACAAGAAAATATATAAATATGTTAAAGCAATGTTGCAATCGGAGTAATTAATGGCAGACAAGAAAGGTATATTTAGATCCCCGGGTGATATCGTATTCAACGGTGATCCGATAATAAACAGCAGTGAAGAACTTAGAGTTAACGATGATAAGATTATTATTAACAATAATCAAGTTGCCGTATCGGCTACCTTACAACTTAGTCATGCTTCAGCAAACGTATCAATAGGCTGGGACGGTACAGCATTAACAACATCAGCACCTATATCAGGAGCATTAAATGTAACAGATGCAGGTGGCGATGGCTCATTAACATACGCAGGTAACACATTAACATATACAGGTCCAAGTGCTAGTGAAGTAAGAGCACATTTTAGTGTTACAGACGCAGGCGGAGACGGAAGTGCAAGTTATGACAGTTCAACTGGTGTAATTACATATACAGGTCCAAGTTTAGCAGAAGTACAAGCAAGAATAGATAATTCTGCCGCAAATGTTCAAGCACATTTTACAGGCGACATAGGCATTACATATACTGCCGGAGCAATTAGTATTACAAATACTGGTGTCACAGGTACAAGTTATGGTAGTGCAACAACAATACCAACTTATACAGTAAATGCACAAGGACAATTAACTGCGGCGGCAAATGTACTCATAGCAATACCGGCCTCGCAAATAACAGATTTTTCAGAAGCAGTCGACGACAGAGTTGGTGCAATGGCTTCCGGTGGTACAGGCATAACAAGAGTTTATGACGATGTTGCTAACACACTTGTTTTTGATTTAGATAATACAGCAGTAGCGGCAGGTGATTATGGTAGTGCAACAGCAATACCAACTTATACTGTAAACGCACAAGGACAATTAACAGCGGCCGCAGATGTAAACATAGCAATACCGCATTCTCAAATCACAGACTTTGACACAGAAGTCAGAGCATTGATTGGTGGTACAACTGGACAAATAACATATTCAAGTGGTAGCGGAGTTATTGGTTTACCAACTACAATAATACAAGGAACAGATTTTAGTGGTGGCTTAACTGCAAGTGGAAACATTGATGCAAATGATAACAGCACAAAAGTAGCCACAACTGCATGGGTAACAAGTAATGCACCAGTATTAACAGTTAATACACAAAGTGGTACAGTTGTTTTAGACACAGACGATATTGCAGAAGGCTCAACAAATTTATATTGGACAACTGCAAGAGGTAATTCAAACTTTGATACAAGGCTTGCTACAAAAGATACAGACGATGTAAGTGAAGGCAGTACAAATCTTTACTATACAGATGCAAGAGCCAGAGCCGCCATTCTTAGCGGTGACGGTGTAACAAATACATCAGGAACATTAAGTGTAAACTCGGATGTTGTGAGAACTAATACACCCGGCACACAATTTATATATAAAGAAACTGACTTTAATGTTGCAGGAGGTATACTTAAAGTACCAACTTTAACACCACCAAGTAATTTAGGTAATACCTATGTTGCAGGTGACAGCGGTGGCTCAGTTAAAGCGGCCTCTACTGCTTATGTTGAAGCGGCAATCACATCATTAACAAATAAATTAGTCGATGGTGCAGATCCGGCTCTAAATACATTAGGCGAAATAGCCACAGCACTTGGTGACGATTCAAATTTAGCAACAACTTTAACAAATTCAATTGCCACAAAGGCACCATTAAGCAGAACTATCACAACAGGCGATGGTTTAACTGGTGCAGAAGCAGGTGCCAATGATTTAACTGCTGATAGAACATTTAGTATAGATTTAGCCAGTGGTAGCGGATTAGAATTTAATTCAGGGCAGTTACAACTTAAATCGGAAGTATTAAGAACAACAGGTGACGCACAAACAATCAGTAAGCAAATAACATTTGATTCCAGTGTAGGTCCAATTATACAATCGGGCGGTAAGTTAATTGTTGGTTCAACAAATAGCACAGAATTAAAAGAAAACGATTTACGTTTTAATAACAACGGTGATATATTCTTTAATACCGGATTAACTTCAGGAAGTTTAACAGGCTTTGAAAATTCAGTAAGAAATAATAATGAAGCCATGAGCATAGAAGCAGTTGCAAATGTTTTAATAGATATTGGTAAAGGTAATACAAATGCTAGATTCTTTATATCAGATCAATTAAACGATAATGGAAATGTTGATAATTATACTACATTACTAACAAATACAGGTAATGCAGGTATAGGTGTAAATCACATATTGTTAAAGAATTTATCGGTAGATACATTACCTGCTAATGATTCTGTTGCGGGATTTGACGTATTTGAAGACAGTAATGTACCCAATAGTGCAATATATTCAAAAGATAGTGAGATATATGGTGTTATAAATGGTACATCATATCCGCTAACAAACAGAGGTGTATCAGGTAATCTAGAAGATGCTGGTGCAACCGGGATTAAAATATTTGGTGGTTCTAGAACCGTAGGCCCAACAACATATTTTATGATAAGAAATATAATCAACGGTACTGGTATAACACTTAGCGAATCTTCAGATATTATCACAATAACAAATTCAGATACAGGTAGCAGTCAAAATATTTTTAAAACAGTTGAACCAGACACTGGCTCAATACCAGCAAGTTCAAATTCAGATACATTAAGAATATTAGGTGGCACAAACATTACTACTTCTGTATCAGCGGGTAATGTAATAATTGACGGTATTGCAAACACCGACAGTCTGTCAGAAGGTTCAACAAATTTATACTTTAGTAATGCCAGAGCAGATGCTAGAGTAAATGCTGTATTACCAAACACAGACAGTTTAAGTGAAGGTTCAAGTAATCTTTACCATACAACCGCAAGAGTCAGATCAGCACTTAGCGGTAGCAGTGGCGTAAACTACGATAGTTCAACAGGTGCAATCACAGCCGATTCAGCAGAAATAAGAGGCTTGTTTAGTGCAAGTGGTGATTTAAGTTACGATAGTGCCTCAGGACAATTTAGTTTTACAAACGACCCAGGCGACATAGAAAGTGTCGGTGCTGGTACAGGTTTAACAGGTGGCGGAACGTCAGGAGCCGTAACACTTAATGTTATAGGTGGAGACGGTATTACTGCAAATGCAGATGATATAGCAGTAGACAGCACAGTTGTTAGAACCAGTGGTACACAAACAGTTGGCGGTGCTAAGACATTTAGTGCTAGTACAACATTTAGTGATAGCATTGTAGGACCTAGTTCAACAGTACTGTTTGATGCAAGTGGTAAATTACAAGCAGGTGCTCTAAGTACTAGAAGCACAACAGATTTAAGTGAAGGTACAAATTTATATTACACCAATGCTAGAGTAGATGGTCATATTAATCAATCAACAGCATCATCAGGTGAAGTATTAAGTTGGAACGGTTCAGACTATGACTGGGTTCCAGCAGACAGTGGCCCAACCGGACCACAAGGCGCAACAGGACTGCAAGGACCACAAGGACAAAAAGGCGAAATTGGTGTAACTGGACCAACTGGATCCAAAGGACAAAAAGGCGAAATTGGAGCCACAGGACCAACAGGTCCACAGGGCACACAGGGTATAACAGGCCCACAAGGTGCAACCGGACCACAAGGAGCAACTGGACCAACTGGTGCAAAAGGACAAAAAGGCGAAATTGGTGCAACTGGACCAACTGGTGCAAAAGGACAAAAAGGCGAAATTGGCGCAACTGGACCACAAGGCACACAAGGCCTTCAAGGTGCAACTGGCCCAACTGGAGCCAAAGGACAGCAAGGAGCCACAGGAGCAACTGGACCACAAGGTGCCACAGGACCTCAAGGTGCAACTGGACCAACTGGAGCCAAGGGACAAAAAGGTGAAGTTGGTGCTCAAGGTACACAAGGTGCTCAAGGTGCCCAGGGTCCACAAGGACCACAAGGACAGAAAGGTGCCACAGGTGCTCAAGGTCCACAAGGTGTTGTAGGACCAACAGGACCTTCAGGTAATCCATTCCCAGGTGGTACGTTTAGTGGCGATATCACAACTAGAAATATTATAGCAACTGGACCAACAGGAACATACAATATTGGTTCAAGTAGTGTTAAATTTGGAACAATGTATGCAAATACATTTAGCGGAACAGCAACAGCGGCTCAATATGCGGATTTGGCAGAAGTATACAAAGCAGATGCTGACTATGAACCAGGCACAGTTTTAATTATAGGTGGTGAAAAAGAAGTCACAGTAACAGATGAACCTGGTAGTTACAAAGTAGTAGGAGTTGTTAGTACAAATCCAGCATACTTAATGAACAGCGAAGCAGATGGTGTAGCAGTAGCATTACGTGGAAGAGTACCTTGTAAAGTTACAGGTAATGTAAACAAAGGTGATGTACTTGTTGCTAGTAATACACCAGGACATGCTATGGTAGGTACAATGTCACATAATCTTAGTCCATTACAAATAGTTGGTAGAGCATTAGAGAGTAAAACTGATGCCGGTAATGGCATAATCGAAATTTTAGTTTAATGAAAATAGTTAAATCCAATACGCCCCGCGATGTTATATTACATCAAGACGAATATCCAGCAAATTTAGAACCCACAGATGTTGTAGAAATATTTCAAACTCCATTAACAGGTACTTATAATTGGGATTATACAGTACAAGACAATCGCATTAGAAAACTTTACGAATTAGGTAAAAAACTTAATTGGAATGTGGAAGTTGATGTAGATTGGACTCCAGCATTTTCTGATATTGGTAGCGAAGAATTTGACTTTGAAGATAATCAATGGAAAGATCATCCTGATTACAAATCATGGGATAAAGAAAAACGTTTAAATTTCTTTAAAGATTTAAATGCTTGGTCAACGAGTCAATTTTTACATGGCGAGCAAGGTGCTTTACTTGTAGCAAGTCAGTTGGCCAGTTGTGCTCCAACATTTAATGCCAAACTATATGCGGCTTCACAGACATTTGACGAAGCAAGACACGTAGAAGCCTTTAACAAATACTTACAAACCAGAATTAAACGTACATGGCCTATAGGCACAGCACTAAAAGGACTATTAGATAAAATACTTACAGACCCACGTTGGGATTTAAAGTTTATTGGTATGCAAATTGTTATAGAAGGACTAGCACTAGCGGCCTTTAATGCGGCCAAAACTGCAACTAATGATCCTGTGTATGAACAAATGCTAGAATACATTATCAGAGACGAAGCAAGGCATGTGACTTTTGGTGTGAACTACTTGGAAGAATATGTTAAAACACTTACAGAAGAAGAACGCCAAGATAGAGCACAATTTGCCTTTGAGGCATGTACTGTGAGCAGAAACAGATTACGAGCATACGATGTTTGGGAAAAATATGGTATGGATATAGAGTTTACAGAAGAATATAATAAAGCAAATGTGTTTCAAACACAATTTCAAGATGTGTTATTCAGCAGAATAATGCCCAACTTAAAAAGAATAGGACTACTAACAGACGAACTTATACCTGAATATGAAAAGTTAGGTGTAATGGGTTATGCAGACGGTGATTCAGACTTCGAAACTAGTTGGGAAGAACTATCAAAACCACTCAAATAGATAAATACAAGTACTTGCCCCTATTGGCATGCGGATGTATTTCGGGCATACATCATAAAACGCAGTCAAAATCTTCTAGGTTGCACACAACACATACATCATTTCAGCAACCAATATAATTTAACGTTAAAAAAATATTTTAGGAGAATATAAAAATGGCATACGC